GAGATTCCTCTACGTCTCGTGGGCTCGGAGATGTGTATAAGAGACAGGTATGATTCTGTCGAAGTCGTTCTCTAGCATCTCAACAATCCCCTGCTGCGCCACGAACCCTGCGTCCATATAATCTTCATCTTCTGGTATAGCAGTTGTATCGTATGCTGTCATCTTAAAACTTTCATCGTCCGTTCTTTTTAAAATGATGTACCAACGGTCAGGCAACAAGCTACCAACTTCATAATCTCTATCATCCGTCATTTTTAAACCACTCCTCTGGCACACTACCTTCTGCCCACGGGAAACCATAACGGTTCGCCCAATCAGCATAGCTAGTCTTGCTGCCTCTGTAAATCTTGTTCGTGGCCCGAACGAATACAAAGCGAATATCCAAGTCGGGGTATTGTTGTTTGATTAGCTGCATCTTTACCCTGTCGCCCTTATCTAAATGACCCTTTGCTTCTATGTAGATATCTTGTTCAGGTAAATAAAAATCTGGCGTATATGTTCGCGGCTTGGGTATGTACTGCAGCTTTGCCTGTTCGTACTCGAAGGCAATCTTTTTCTCTGCCAGCGACCTTGCAAGGTTAATCTCGAACTGTGAACGGTAACGTGTTTGCCTCATAATCCTAGCAGCGGAAATCCCGCCTTCACCCCTTCTAGCCTTTTTAACAGATACTGTCCTACTTTTGGGGACCGTTTTTCTAGCTGCGATATTTCTTTTGAGATTTCCATTGTCGGTAGACATACTACCAACCCCTGTCGCAAGTGATGAACAATGTTCTGAAATTCCTCTTCTATGAGTTTTATGTCACGTACTTCTGTGTCTGACTTCAAGGAACCGTCTGGCGAGTAATTGTCTCGTAAAGTAAGGGGTAGGGATATTTCCAAGCCACGAACCCTAACAGTAGAACGACCACCCCCACGACGTTCATGTGACTCCACGAACACACAGTAAAGCTGCGGGTTCAAGTCGAACAGTTCGTGGGGGTACTCCCGTGTGTACAAAACCGGCATCAGTCTAGTTCCCGCTTCACAAGCTTTGTGTACCAGACGTGAGGCTTGAACCGTGCCTTCGATGTTATCTTCGGGGCTAGTTCTGCATTCTTCCAGCACTTTGTCTTGAAGGAACAGAAGGTGCAAGTCTTGGGCATCAGGCGGTTGCCTGTCTCAACCTTTTGTCTGTCGATGGTAGTTGTCTCAGGCTCAGACTGGAACGGTACTTTGAACGGTGCGTCATTGATGATTGCCTCTACCCGCTTGTTCGCATCCTCTAGGTACGCTTTGCGGTCTTCAGACTGTTCGCGGGGTGCTTCTACGAAATCCCACTCACCTGTAGATTTGTTGATTACAATCCATCCACCGAACCTCTTACCTTCCGATTCCGCATACAGGTGTCCCTGCATAACGTAACCGAACGGGTCATCCTCTTTGATAACGTCATAGCCGCCACGTCCAGAAAACTTGTTCTCGAACGACCACGGGCTTGCTGTCTTGATATCCCAGACTTCTTCTTCACCATCTATGTTCAGGATGACATCTAGGGTTCCGTTGACAGTTTGCCCACCCAGTTCGAGGGAACACTTCTTCTGTTCCGCAACGACATCTAGGCCAGCAGCCCGCATCACAAGAATGGCGAACGCTTCTAAGAGGTCGCCGGTTGCGAACCGGACAATATCATTGTAGGCAACGTCTTGTTTGTTGCCCTGCTTTTCAAGCTGTTGTTGACACAAGGGGCGACCAACACCGGACATACGAATCCGGTAATCGCCACGGCTAGAGAACTGTTTCCGCATAGCAGCCTTACAGTCCTCGCCAAACTGTTCTATCAGATGTTCGAGGCGAGAGGAGTCAATCTCCCCCCGCCCCGCTTTCTGTAGAAAGTCTTGGACTTCTACGAGTTGTAACATGACTAGCCAGCCAGACGTTCTGACAAATCAATGTCGTCTGCTGAAGCCATAGACTTTTGAGCAGCTTTGTACTCTGCGAACACAGACTCGTTGTGTGCGTTCACGGTGTCGGCAAAGTCCTTCATCAAAGGCTTGTCAGTTTCTTCTGTACCTGACACTTCCTTTACAAAGGCAAGCTTCGGTGTCCAGTAGACAACACCACCGTTCTTCTGCTTCTCTGTTGTGAACTCAATCAACGCCTTGTGCATCAGAATCTTACGGTCTGTAAGCTGCTTCTGAATGAAGTCGTTGACCGGACGGTAGCCCGAACGCTTGAAGTATGCCATGAACGGCATCTGCTCTACAGGTGCTGCAGTACCATCTGCGTATGCTGCTTCAGGTGCATCAATGATTCCGTAGATTACCTGATTGCAGCTAACAGAGCGGCTCAACAAAACCCGTGGGTCGTCTTGACCTAGCGCATCTTCTTCTGGCTTTGAAAGGCGACCACACTTGTTACCGCCTAGTGTATCAGGAAAGTCGCCAGCTAGTTTGCGCTTCTGCACAGACTTGCAAGAGAACTTACCTTCTTCTTGGTTCCACACTGACCACTCAAAGGTTCGCAGCAGGGGACGAACAAAGACCTTATCTGCATATACAGGTGCAGAACCGTTCCAGATACGCCATGCACCGCGTCTCAGCAATGTGCCATCATCTGTCTCTGTATCGTAATTAATGTTTAGTCTAGGCAGACCAATCTTCGGCTTATTGTTTGGGTCAGCCTGTCCACTCATTTCCATGAGGGCTTCTTCGTTACCTGACTCGAATGCAGTCAGGAAGGTGTTCATTTCATCATTCAACATTTGTAGTTCATTGCTCATGTCGTTTCTCCTTAAATGAGCGTTAGCGTAAAGGGATTATACAGTAAGTACCTCTTCCAAGTCAAGCCAGTTTTTACCCATTTTTAGTTCGATACCAACTGGCATATCATAGGTAATCCCGTACCTATTCTTTGATTCCAACGGGATAGCTAACATACATTCAGCCATCACGTCAATACATTTTTTTTCTTCGCTGGGGTACACATCCATGACGATGGAATCGTGAACCGTATTGCAGATGACCGAACGCAAGTTCAGTTCGCGAACTCGTTTGTCCAACAAAACCAGTGACATAGGCAGAAGGTCAGCCGTTGCAAACCCCTGAACCGGATAGTTGCAGATGGCAGTTCGGTCTGTTGCCGTACCCCAATCAGTCCATCTTGCATGAGGAAAAGCATATTGCCTGCCCGAAGGAAGCTGGATGTATTTCTTTGTTACCGCATGTTTCTGTAGGAACTCATGCCACTTGGTAACATTGTTATACTTTTCCTTGAACGCATTGTAATATCGTTTCTGGTCATCTGTACCTGACACACCACCATAGAGTGGCTTAAAGGTATGAGCCTTGGCATCTTGCCGCGAACATCCTATGACACTGGCAGTATAACTATGCACATCTGTTCCGGCATCCACATCAGTCTTGATACCCTCATCATCTGCAAGGAAACCAGCCACCCTAAACTCTAGCTGGGCGTAATCGCCCTCTAGGATTGACCCGCCCTCGAACCGGCTTTCAACAGCCCGCCTGATGATAAAGGTAGTACCCCGTGGCATGTTCTGGAAGTTCGGGTTGCGAGATGACAGACGACCAGTAGCCGTGACACACTGCATGAACTCAGTGTGGATAAACCCCTGCCCATCCATGTTGTTCTCCATGCCCTCAACAAAAGAACGCAGGTAAGTTCGAACCGCACTGTACCGAATGTAAGCTTCTGCGAACTCACGGGCTTCACCCCGCAGGGATGTGAACATACTTTCCAACGTTTCCTTATCTGTTTTGAAACCGGCAGCAGCCACATCGTAGGGGTCACGAGGAACCAACTTGAACCCCGCAACCTGACCAGTTGATGTATAGCGCACACCAGCCCCCTGACAGGGCTTACAGATTCGGATAGCCTTACCCAGCGTCCCATCCTTCTTGCGGGCTGTATAACGCCCCATGCCCCCGCAATCGGCACACTGGCTACCACGGGTCTTGAACAGAACTTCTGTCTCGTTCACAACGTTACGTTTAAAGTCTGTACGGCTCATTCGGGTACGTCGTTTGGGTTTGCGACCCGCTCCTCTAATCTCGTGACCCAAGTTAAACAGACCAGCCCAGCGGGACTTGTCCTTTACCTTACAAGAATAGAACAGCTTGGAACGGTCATCTGGGCTGTCTAAGTTGATGGGGGTATCACCCATAGCTTCCGCAGCCAGTTCATTGAGGCGGCGTTCGAGGGTAAACAGTTCGTCTTCGTACTCGCGGCGAATGTCTGCAAGTGTTTGTCTGTTAATCTTGATGCCGTTCCGTTCGATGCGGGACAGCACATCTGTCATCTCAAGCGACAGACGCAAAGTGGGCAAGAGTGTTTGGTTGTTCATTGAATAGTTCCTCAAATGTAGTGCCAAAGGCTTCGAGTTGTGCAAGGGCTACTTGCTCTGTGGAAATGACATCAGCCTTTCCATACGTTTCTATTATTTCCCAAGGTATGTCGTAGAAGGTCTTGCCTTCCTTAAAATACGGCGCAATGAGGTCTTTCTCTTTTTGCACATCACTATACTTTTCTGCAAGAGCAGCAAGTGAAAGAGGCCACCTTTGGGAGCGGGCAAGAATATATTCTGCAACCATTGTATCATAGACGTGTCCCTCATAAACGAACCCGCAGTCGCGAATCCAAGATAAATCAAACTTAATGTTTTGTCCCACAACTACGTCGGCTTTGTCAAGAGCAGCTTGGAACAGTTCGAAGGCGAACTCATGCGGTTCGCGAACACTGTGGTAGTAACAGTGGTAGTGGACGTGTGGTTCACCTAACCACTTGTAACCGTTTGAAAC